CCACAAGTTCTTGATTTAATTCATTATATTTACACAATCATATTTCCAGTTTTATATTTATGCTTAATTATAATTGTGTTTATTAACGAATTTCAAAATGGTAATCCCCCTATCAATGGGATTATTGCGGCATTGGACTTTATCCTTGTTGTTTTTTACATGGTCTTTTTATATCGCCAAAAACTTTCTGCAATCCTTCAGCGTATAAAATCCGTCTTCCATAGAAGAGCCGAGTAATATCGGCTCTTTTTATTTGCCATGAAAAAGCACCCTCGAATGAGAGTGCCTTTCCAGAGGTGTTTCCAATGCGTAACATGAAGCAGGAGAAACACGGAGCCTTGGTTTCATCTCCGCTGAACTTCATGATACCAGTATAGCACGGAACAATATGACATACCATGACATCCTATGCCATGTTTGCGATAAGCGGCTCCGCAGCACGCAGCGCCTGACCGTGCAGGCGCATAACCTGCCGCCACGAATAATTCAAATCAACCGCGATTTTCTCCCACTTCTCAAAGTTTAAGTACCGCTTTGTGAGAAGTGTCCGCAGGGTCGTGTCCGGCACCTCGGCAATCACCGCCGCAATCTCCTGCTTGATGTCGATCAGCTTGTCGATCTGGGCATCCAGCGCCGCGGCAAAGTCGGCGTAGCGGCTCAGGCCGCCATCTGAGGCACCGCCGCCGCCCGGTGCGCCGCTCACCGATGCCACGCCTGACACACAGCGGTCATACGCCCGGCGCTTGGCACTCTCTAAAGCTGTAATCTCGCGGTCGAGTGCCCACCCGCGGTTCAGCCAATCCTTAGTTGTCATAAATTCTCCTTCCGTACCTGCTCAATCCTTGCCTTGATGCTCTCCATCAGCGCTTCCTGCGTGTCGGCCTTGCCCTCCAGGGCGGCAACGACGTCGTGATCCACGCTGCCGTCTACCAGCAGCCGGTGAATGATAACGCGCTCGGTCTGGCCTTGACGGTGCAGGCGCTTGTTAGCCTGCTGATACAGCTCCAGACTCCACGTTGGCGAAAACCAGATCACATGATTGCCGCCTTGCTGCAGATTCAGCCCGTAAGCCATGCTTGCCGGGTGCGCCAGCAGAATGTCAATCTTTCCGGCATTCCAGTCGTCCTCGTCCTGCGGGCCGCTGAACACCCGGACACGCAGGTTCTTGTGCTTCTTCGCCAGTGCGGCGAGAATGCGCTCCTTCTCGTGCTGGAAGCCGTAGAACACCAGTGCGCTCTTGCCGGCAAGGCTTTCCACCAGCTCGAGAAACGCCTCGATCTTGCAGCTGTGGATTACCTGCGCCTCATGCTCAGCGTTGTACACCGCGCCACCGGCAAGCTGCAGCAGCTTATTAGTCAGCACGGCGGCTGTATCTGCGGTGATGGTGTCCTCCGCGACTTCCAGCAGCATTTCGCGCTCCATGGTGGTGTAGGCCTTGGCTGCCTTGCTGTCCAGTACGACGGGCACATCCACGCTCACGCACTCCGGCAGGGTCAGGTAGTCCTCGGCTTTCATGCTGATGCAGATGTCCCCGATGAGATCCTGCACCGCCTGCTCCGTCCCCATCTTTGGCTTGTAGGTGAAAACCCGTTCGGCGCTGCGCTTGTCCGGCTGGAAGTACCGCTCCCGAAATCCGCCGATCGTTCGTCCGAGCCTTGCGCCCTCGTCCAGCAGGTACAGCTGCGCCCACAGGTCGATCAGCGTGTTGGGTGCCGGTGTGCCGGTCAGCAGCACGATGCGGTGGATCTTCGGACGGACACGCTTCAGCGCTTTCCACCGTTTGGTGCTCTGGTCCTTGAAGCTGCTGCTTTCGTCGATAACCACCATGTCGAACGGCCAGTCGTTGCGGTAGTAGTCCACCAGCCATTCGACGTTCTCGCGGTTGATGACATACAGATCAGCAGGCCGCGCCAGTGCCTTCTCGCGCTTGATACGGCTGCCCAGAACGGTGGACACCCGCATATCCCGCAGGTGATCCCACTTCTCGGCCTCACGGCTCCACGTTGCCTCGGCTACCTTCTTCGGCGCGATGACAAGCACCTTGCAGACCTGGAACCGATGGTATTTCAGCTCTTTCACGGCGGTCAGGGTGGTTACTGTCTTACCAAGACCCATATCGAGGAAAAGTCCGACGGCCGGTAGCTCCAGCAGCCTGTCAATGCAGTAACTCTGGTAGTTATGCGGGCGAAACTGCATTTCCGCTCAACTCCTTCACGAACTCGTCCACCTGTTCCTTGCTGTCGATGACCTCCACCCGGAAGCCCAGCTGTTTCAGCATACCGATCTGGTGGATCTGGATCGGCCGCGGTGCTTTGCCCGGTGCTTTCAGCTCTACGAATACTGCTTGACCGCCGGGCAGGCACACCAGTCTGTCAGGCACACCGTTGTTGCCGGGGCTGACGAATTTGTATGCTTTTCCGCCGATCCGACGGATGCGGTCGCGCAGATAGCTTTCGATTTCTTTTTCTCGCATAGTTCTCCTTCCTCGCGCGTGCGCACACGCGTATACGCGTAGCACATATTGCGCACAGAGGGTACAGGCGGTAATATTACCCTCTATTCCCTCTAATTTATAATTACTATTAAAAAGATTGTTACTTTGTTACCTTTTGTATTTACAGAACAAATAAGTTATGAAATCCAGTCATTTCCCTGTATTTCGCTTTTCCGACTGCGGTAACAAATGAGGGTAACATTCTCAAAAAGATTGTTACCATTGTTACCCCCGCCTGAGATTGTTACCTCAGATTGTTACCTCACTATTCTGAGATTGTTACCGTTTTTTCAAAGCCTCTCTGCGTCTTACAGTATCCGAATTTCGCTGTTCGGGTCATCCGTTTCCACCCCGGCACAGCGGCTACAATACTGTTGATCTCCGCCGCATCCGAATTCCGGATAAACCGCGGATCCCCGCCCAGAGCCTCACACCAGATTTCCAGTGCACACACCCTCTCACGGGGCACCAGTCTGCCGTCATGCTTGACCGCGCCCTGCCAGAACATACCTCGCTGGTCGAGCTTCCAGGTGCTCCAATCTTCGGGCACCTGCTGTTCGAGAAAGTCGCGGATGATGCCCTCGCGGACAGACGTGCGGCGGTGGCCCTCCTGCTTCTCGGCTGCCTGCTGACCGACCTCTCCGCTCAGATACAGCGGCTCACCCAGACGATAACGCATAACAGCCTCTGCCCAGATCTGGCTGACGGTTTCCTCGTTCAGCTCGTTCCAGATACTCTTAGCCGCCCTGTGTACGCCCACGTCCACCGGCCAGAATCGGCGGTTGCCTGTGCGGTCGCTCAGGAACTCGCTCTCGTTGGTCGTGCCAAAGAATACGCAGCGACGCGGCAGCTCCTTGACGTGTCTGCCGTAGGCAGCGCGGAAACGGTCGCTGTGCTGCGAGAGGAACTGCTTGACACGGCCGACCTCGGCCTTGTTGAATGCCTCCAGCTCGCTCACCTCGACCAGCCACACGCCCTGAATGACCTCGCACGCCTCCTTGCCCTCGAACGTCCGCAGGCTGTCGTTGAAGTAGCCGCGGCTCATCACATTCAGCAGTGTTGACTTGCCGATGCCCTGCGGACCAGCAAGGATGGTCATGCAGTCGAACTTGCACCCGGGTTTCAGCGCTCGTGCAACTGCCGCCGTAAACGCCTTGCGGGTCACAGCACGGGTGTACGCAGTGTCCTCCGCGCCTAAGTAGTCGATGAGCAGCGTGTCCAGACGCGGCACGCCGTCCCACTGTACGCCGTTCAGATAGTCCACCACTTCATTAAAGGCATGGCGGTTGCTGTGCAGGCTGAGTGCGCCGTCCACTCTGGCCGCTCCGGTGATCTCGTACACTTTCTCGAGATACCAGTACAGACCCTGATTGTCGTTGTCCTCCCAAGCCCTGCGTTTGCCGCGCGGGTCCCACGGCGTAACACCGAGGATCTCACCGCGCCCGGCGAACTCGTTGAGCGCGAACCGTCCTTTGAGCTGCGGGTCATTCTCGAGGATGAGCCAGATGTTGTCTATCGTGTTCAGCACCTTGCCGGTCTTGGGGTGGACGGCAAGCCGGTTCAGCCAGTCGTTGTTCGGCGGCTGCTCGCTGTCTGCAGGCTGTTCAATGCCCGCGAAGTCCGCCTGCACCTGCGCCAGACGTTCCGCCTGTAATTTGCCTGACACCTCCGGATCCGCAACGGCCAGACGGCACATGGCATCGAAGGACGGCAGCCGGTTGACCGGTGTGCCCTCCTGCGCGTCGTCGTCCTGTGCGCCGAACTTATGCAGCCGCACGAGGTCGAATGCGTTGACCAGAACGCCGCTGCACGGGTCGGTCGCATGATGGGAATACAGGAATCTGCCGTCATCGTAGAGCACCGCGCCGCCCGCTGTGCTGCCCTCTGCATAGGTATAACGGTCGGGCACATCGGTTTCGCGGTACACGCCCGGCAGGAACTTCTCCATTGCCGCCGGCACGTCATACGTTCGGCAGAACGCACCGACAACGCCGGACTTCTCGCGCGGGTCACCCTGCTTCTTTGCGCTGCGGTCGCGCAGCTTCGCCTCGCCGGGCACGGTCGCCCAACTGCTGACGTTCCGCCAGTCCTCGTACAGTGCCAGCATACCGTCCGCCGAGAGGAACGGCTTATCCTCGTACCGGAATACATACTCGGCATCCGCGCAGGCGCTCGGCCAGTACATCAGGCGCTCGATCTGGAACGTGGTCGCATCGAACCATGTCATTTCCGGCTGAATCAGCTCGGCCAGTCTGCGGCTGATCGGCTCGTACTCGTCCGGCTGCATAGTGCGGTCGGTCGGCACAACGATGCGCAGACGCGGTGCTTCCGGACAGTGCTTACGTGTGGAATACACGCAGTAGCCGACACCCAGACCGGCACAGCGCCGCAGGACCTCTGCTGTCGCGCCCGGCGGCAGGTTGTCGAGGTCGAGGGTCACGAGATCGCGCCCCTGCACGTTTGCTTTCTTGCGCCGTCCGGCAAGCTGTCCGCCGACAAAGCCGCCGATGTCCTTGCGGTTGTCCCGCTCGGTCTTGCTCATCTGCATATAAGCCGCGAGTGTTTCCCCGCCGCGGATCGGCGTGTGCAGACGGTCGTACAGTTCTCCAAGGGTCATGACCGCCGGCTGCCAGTTCGTACACTTGCGCCCTGTGCCGGTTGAAACCGTAATACTGCGGTCGTTTATGATTTGCATGGAATACCTCCCTCCTCTGTGGCCTTTGCGCCACATCGGGCCCCCCGAGCAGCGCTCAGAGGGTCCCATCTGGTTCAAAGGTTGTTAGTCCTTGTAGCTGTAATTTTCGTTCTTCGGGTTCTTCCAGCCCTCTGGAATAGCCTTTACGCTATATCGCCAATAACGCGCTGCGTCGGGTGCAGCCTTGCAGAAAGCCTGCCAAGCTCTGCCCTTGGTGTCCTCGGCAATGCCGAAAGCAAAGCGCTTTGTCATGCCGTTCCAAATTCCGTATTTCTTTTTGTTTCTCCTTAGATCAATCCTAAAATGTAATCCATAGCCTTAATATCGGGGAACATAACCCAGCCAATCAGATTTACCGCCAGCAAAAGCATAACGGCCAACGTAAACAGTCCTATTGTAATAGCCGCTGTACAGATGACATCCGGATAAATGCTGATAGGATCTTTTTTCACCTGTTTATGACCCCAAACGGCAGCGGCAATACACAACAATACCAAAAATGCCAGAACGATTACGCCCGCAGCATTCGCCACGATCTTGTAATGTACGATCTTCGGCAGCATTTCCGTAAAATTGTCGGTGACGATACCCAGCTTGTCCGCAATGGTGTCCAGTACGGCATTTACATCATTTACGTTCATTGTTTTCCTCCTGTCTTACCCTTACAGTGTCCCCCTGTCTTACCTTGATAACATTGGGCGAGCACTCTCGCATCTGCTTAAAACGCTGTTGGAAACGATAGTTTTCAATCGCCTTATCCAGCACAGCCCGCCAGATACGCAGCACAAGCCACAGGAAGAAGGCGAACGCTGCGGAAATGCCGCAGCCCATAATAACTTCGATCATCGCACCCTCAATGAGATGAATAAAGTGCTGAAACGTCATACCTGTGCGCACTCCCCTCCGCAGGCCGCATAACCTGCCAAATCGATAAAGCTGTCTGCCGTGCCAGTGCCTGTGGCGATACGAGCGATCTTAAAGAGCGCCATCATCATAGCTACGTCGCTCGCGTCGAGGTGCACACGGCCGTCATTCGCCAAGCACCCACGGTTGAGGTACGTCTCCCAAAAATCCGCGATGGCCTCGAAATTGTCCTCGGGCGAACCGTAGTCCTGCTCCCGATGGCCGCAGACGCATTCTTCGGCTCTGCGCAGAACATCTACACGGGTCAGGCTGTCCGGCTGTACCTTCTGAATAGTTTCATTTCCCTTGAATTCCATTGTTGTTCTCCTTTTCTCGTTTCGGCAGCTGCTGATCGTGTATCATTCGTGTTACCCTGCGGCCGAGCACAGACGGCAGACAGATATTATCGCCAAAGGCGCCGGCGTACCACAGCGGGCAGGCCGTGGCGCAGGTGCTGCTGCGGGTCTTGTAGCACACACCCTCGTCTGTTTCCAGATCTTCCAGCATCCATTTCAGCATTTCCAGTGACTTATCAGTCATGGCGTGCCTCCGTTCCATTCCCAACACTGGCCGGTCGTACATGCAGTACACGGATCGCCATCCATGCCGCACGGGTGATCATGCTTGCAGGTATCACAGTCAGCCATGCGACGCAACCGTTTGACGGCTGCATCCCGCTCCTTCGTCACCTGCTCCAGTGCGTGTTCATACAGGCTCAGCCGCACCGCAGCCTCTCGCGCGATCGCGCAGCCATGCACGCCGCAATTATGCTCATGCCCGCAGCCGAGGCAGGACAGAGAGCCGGTCTGCACTTTCAGCCTTCCGAGGGCTTCGATAAGTTCTTTTGTATTCATGCTTATTTCTCCTATCAGACATCGTTATAGCGGTTCAGGCAACGAGTATTATTGCAAAACCGTTTCTGACCGATTACCTTTAACGGCTGTCCGCAAAACTGGCAATACACCGCTTCTGTTCTCGGTGGAGTGTCATCCGCGTGTGTTCCGCCGTATCTCATGCGGTTCACCATGCACACCACGGAACCCGGCTGAGCAGCGGCGATGCAGTGTTCCTTTGCTTTGCAGTAATAGCACTCAGGCGTTCCCACCCCTAATCATCTCCTTCCTCAGCTCCTTGAGCTTGTCCGTCAGCAGGCTTTCGGCCTTGCTCCCAGCTTTCAGCTTGCCGCCCTTGTCGCAGAGATTGAAGCGCGGACGGTTGACGTTATGCGTACTGCCGCCCGGAAAGAAGTCGTCGCCCTCATACCAGCTGGCAGTAAAGAACGAGCCGTCCGGCAGGTCGAGCCGGTACACGCTAAGCCCGATCTCGGGCGCCTTGTGCCAGATGCCCCAGCTGCGCCATGCGGCAAGGATATTCTTGCGCTTGCTCTCATTCGTCAGGTTCAAGATGTTCTGTTTGGTCAACTCTAAAATCATACTTCCCCTCCCAACTCCTTCAGCCGTACCATCGGGCACTGCTCGCATTTGTCTACCAACGCCTCATAGTCCAACTCATACGGGAACTTGCAATACTCATCGCAGATCTTGCTTGCAAGTTTGTTCACCGCCTGCTCCCAGCAGGCCGGATGGAACACGGGTGCAGTCCGCACACCCTGTCCGCAGAATTTACAATTAGCCATGGTTACTTCTCCCGCAGATTGTCCATCAGAAAGTCAGTCCCCGGCACGTCACAGAACTCGTCCTTGTTACGGCCGACCACAAGAATCGGGCCAACGAAATCCACGCCGAAGAACCGGCAGTTGTACGGCATTCCGAGCAGCACTCCTTCCTCGTTGCAGATAACGACGGCGTCCGATGCAATCGTTACGGTTTCGATGTAGCCGCCGACCTCGGTCTGCAAGGCTTTCAGCGTGTTGTCAATGTCGATCAGCTCCGGCGCACAGCCGGGCTTTTTACGGATTGCTTTCATAATAAGTCGTCCTCTCTTACTGCTGCGATTTCTATGCTGACGATCTGGCTCAGCATATCGTTTTCATCGCCTTCAACCAGATATGTGTCTCCATCTGCATTATGCAGCGCCGCCCTGTAATACGGAAAATCTTCATCAATACACCGAAAGTCGCAGTCATTTTCTACGATCGGATAGTAACCTTCCAATAAGTCATTCGGGTCAAGCAGGTGGGCGCCCTTGCAGTTGCCGGGCACCTCGTAGGACACATGGCCAATATAGTCCTCCTGCATAAGCGTCACACGGACGGTATGCACCAAACTGCCCGTCTCATAGGCATTGTATTCTTTCATAATCGTATCTCCTTAATCCTTGGTAAAATAGTCTCCGACCCAGCCGTCGGCAGCGAGCGGCAGTCCGGGCGCCCACTCGACCGGCTGACCCATGATGCGTGTTACCTCGTCCAGATCGGCTCTGTCCTCCGGCACCTCAATAACTACCTCGTCGTGGATGTGGAACACGATCGGAAAACCGGCGTTCTCCAGCCGTTCGATGTTCACCGCCAGACAGTCGCGAGCGATGGCCTGCACGATGTTCTCGGTCATATGGCCGCCGTAGGTTTCAATTACACTCCACTTTTTTGTCATCTGGTTCATGCCGTAGTACCGCAGCTGTTTGCCGCCCCACTGGTTGACGCCGAAATGCGGCTGCGCGTAATACAGCTTGCGTCCGGACGGCAGCCGGATAGTCAAAAAGTCCAGACCACTGTCGATGTCCGCCTCCCGAGCGAACACTAAGCCATGCGTAGCGCAGGACCTGCCGGTTTCCACCGCCTGAATGGCAGCCTGTTCGACCGCCTTCCAGCAGCGCACGATTGCACGATTTGACTGCCGCCAACGGCTCACGATGTCGGGCAGTTCTTCTTCGGTCAGGCCGTTCTTGAGCGCACCCATGGCAATCAGCGCCGAACTGCCGCCCTGATACCCAAGTGCCAGCGTGGCGACCTTGCCCTTCTGGCGCAGGGCGTACTCGGGGTTGCCCTTAACAATGCGGTCGAGCGGCACGCCGAACATCTGACTTGCGGTTGCCTCGTAGATTTTGCCGTGCGTGCGGAATACCTGCAAGACCCACTCCTCGCCCGCCAACCACGCGACCACACGCGCCTCGATAGCGGAAAAGTCTGCGTCCACAAACTTGCAGCCGGGTCTCGGCACCAGTGCCGTCCGCACCAGCTGCGAGAGTGTACCGGGCACGCTGCCGTATAGCAGCTCCAGCCCCTCGGGCAGCTTCCTGCGGGTCAGATTGCGGGCGGTGTCCAACACGGCGCCGTGCAGATAAGTACGCGGCAGGTTCTGCACCTGCACAAGCCGCCCTGCCCATCGTCCGGTACGGTTTGCGCCGTAAAACTGCAGCAGACCTCGGATGCGGCCGTCCTCGCACATGGTAGTAACGACCGTGCTGTACTTCTTGATACTCGCCTTGGAAAGCAGCTGCCGCAGCTCCAGCACGCGGGCAACGTCCGGCTCGAACTCGTCCTTGTGCTCGAGTGCGTCCTCTACCGTTGCGCTCCGCAGGTCGGGAATGGCAACGCCGTGCCCCTGCAGCCAGGTCAGCATCTGCTCACGGCTCTTGGGATTCTCCAGACCGGTCAGCTCGATGGCTTCCTGTTTGGCTGCTTCCTCGATCGCCGTGCCGCAGTACAGCGCACCGTCCACCAGCTCCCTGTCGGCTGCAACACCGCGGGCGCTGATCCGCATATCGTACTCCCACTCACGCTGCACCCGCTCGGGCACCGGGAAACGGCTCAGGCGGTGCTCGATCTCCATTTCGGTCACAACGTCCTGCCGGTTGTACTCAACGAACAGCTCCCACTTCGCCGGATCATGTCCGGGCAGGTTGCGCGTGCGGCCGCCGTTGGTGATCGTCTTAGCGCACGGCGTGCAGAAATACTTGATAAGAGCCTTGCCGGTCGTCAGCTTCTGCTTGTCCTGCGGCAGACCGAGTGCCTTGCCGGCGGCATCCAGACTTGCCGGATACCCGCAGTACAGGCTGTGCAGCATGGTGCAGCGCCACTGTTCGAGCGGTAGCTCCTGCCCGAAGTAATTACTCAGTGCATACCACTCAAACGCCGCGTTGAATGCGTGCTTGATGTAGGCCGGGTCGTACAGTGCGGCTTTCAGCCACTCCGGCAGCTCCTCGCGTGTCAGGTCAAGCACCTGCACCGGCGCGTTATCCAGCGAGTACGCAAATAATAAGACCTGAAAATCACGGGACTGCACATATTTGTACAGTCCCGTCTTTGCGATCGGCTCGGAGGAAAAGGTTTCAAGGTCAATAGATAAATTGTGCATGGAACACCCCTCCAATGGGTTAGTTGATTACCACGGCAGACCGGTCAGCGGGTTCACGCCCTGCTGCGGTGCGGCGTAGTTCTGCGGCTGCTGCGGTGCGGCCTGCTCCAGACCGGCGAAGTCGCTCTCTGCGTTTGCGCGGCCGCCGAGCGGCTCGCCGTCACGGGTCTTGCACACGTTGCCCAGACCGCAGCCGACACCGCGGTTGCCGGAAGCGTCATACGGGAAGAAATTGACGGTCACGCGGGCGTACATACCGGAGTAGACATCGGTCGGCAGCAGGTCGGCGTGAACGTTGGAAATATGCACGCACTGCGGCTTCTGCTTGCTGGATGCAGTGATGACCCAGTGCCCCTTGCACTCCGGGCCGAACGGCTCACCGGACGGACGGGTGCCGTCGCCGTCGTAGATGACCGGATAGCGCATCTGCGGACGACTGCCCTTCCACAGATTCTTGACGCCGTTCTCGTAGGCAGTGTTCAGCGAGTTCTTGAGGTCCTCTACGGTAGCGACGTCCTTCTTCGGAACGAGCAGGGTTGCGCTGTACTTCGGCTCGCCGCCGTTGTTCGAGTACGGCTGATCCAGATGAACGAAGGACAGGCGGACTTCGCCGGTGAGACACTTGGTCGGATTGTTCTGATACATAATGAAAAACTCCTTTTCGATAGATAGATGGTTTACTGTTCGATTGCCGCAAAATCCGCTGCGGCCCGGCTGTAAGGTTTACGGCTGTCGCTCTCGGGAACGAGGGTCGGCTTGCCTGCCGGCTTGACCACATGACCGCCGCACAGCTCTGCGAACTGCTTTTTACCGAGCAGCCGCTCCACGCCCGAAAGGGTCAGCGGCTTGCGCTCGTACAGCAGCGCGTCCTCAATGCCTGCGGCACGGAGATCGGCAAAGGCGGCGTCGATGTCGTCAAACTGCCGAACGGAACGCCCCTCGACTGCTTTCCAACCGGGAATGGTCTTGCCGTCCAGGGCGGCATCCAGTGCGTAGGTCTGCACCGCACCGAACCACTTGAGGAACGGCTCTGCGCGGGTCAGCAGCCTGCCGATTTCCTCATCGGTCAGCAGCGCAGGATCCTCGTCCGGCGTGTGCTGCTCGGTGACGGCCATGTTGGCCTCGGTGTAGGCGCGGCACTTTGCCTTTGCCCGGCAGAACCGGCAGTGGTCGCCTGCATGGAACTCGCCCTCGCCGTTGTACGCCTGCTGCGCTCTCGGCCGGACATACTCGGATGCCCACTTGTACAGCTCGTCCGGCGTGGTTTCCCACTCCGTCGGTTCTCCGAGCCGCAGCTGTGCAATGGAGAGAATCACCCGCTCGACCTTGTACAGCAAGGCGTACTGCGCCAGCGCACCGAGGGCGTACAGCTTCATCTGGGCGTTGTCCGTAACTTCGACCGGCACGCCCTTGCCGTACTTGAAGTCGATCACCCGCAGCGTGTTGCCGCCGATCATCACAAGGTCAGCCGTACCGAAGCCGTCAGGAACGTAGCCGCTGAAATTGACCTTGACCTCGCAGGCCACGGTCGGCGGCGCCGGAAACTGCATGGAGCAGTCCTTGATGTAGTCGAGGTACGCATCGGTCACGTTGTCCATTTCGGCGGTGAACAGCTCATCCTTGCGGATCTTGTTATACGCACGGGTGTAGGCGGACTTTGCCATAACAGTGAAGTACGACCGGACTTTCAGCTCCGCGAGAGAGTGCGCCAGCGTGCCTTCCCGTGCGTATACGCCTGCGGTATCCGGGAATTTCTCGCTCAGACGTACAGACGGCGGGCAGGCCAGCCAGCGTTCGGCGCTCGACGCACCGAGTAAAGCGTGTGCAGCGGGTGGCATCAGATCTTCGCCCCCATCTTACGCAGCTCGGCGGCGAAAGCAGCCAGCTTGTCCGCCGGCAGCTCGGGCAGACCGGCAACACCGAACGAGGCGAGCAGCGCCTGCAGCTGCGGAATGGTTTCCGGGGTCATGAAGTCACCGGCGGCCTTGGCGATCTCGTCCATGGTGTAGGTCTTGACGGTCGGTGCTGCGGCCGGTGCAGCCTGAACAGGTGCCTGCGGTGCTGCGGCCTGTACAGGTGCCGGGGTGACAGGTGCAGTCTGAACCGGCTGCGGAACAGTCTCCGGCTTTGCTGCGGTGCCGACCGGCTTTGCCGCCGGATTGCCCAGCGCGGCGCACAGGCGCTCGATTGCGCCTACCAGTGCGGGCGCGTTGATGTTGATGTCGATTGCAAAATTGCTCATTACAGAATTCCTCCGATTTCGTTGAATTTCTTTTTATCCTTCGCCTTCAGCTTCTGATAGGCGTCAAGGGTCATAGTGATGTAGCCGCTTCCCCAGGTGACCGAAACCATCGGTTCGGGCCAGTTCAGCTCCTCATCGGTCGGCTCCGGTGCAAACGGTACGTCATATTCTTCCTGATACTTCTGTTTCCACGACAGAACCCGCTCGCGGCGGATTTCGGCGTGCGCGGCCTTGAGGGTGCTGTTGTCGGTCATGTTACATCTCCTCCAGCAGGCTCTTGATGATGTCCTTCGGCGTGCCGCGGCGCAGCAGGTCGGCAATGTCATCGCCGGTCAGCTTCGCGCCCTTGCGGACGATAGCGGCGTTGCAGCTGATATGGCTGTCACCTGCGTCCCACAGCGGCGAAAACTCACTGGAGAACAGCTCAGTGAGCAGGAAACGGAACATACCGGCATCCTTCTTGTTCCGAGCCCTCATCTCGTTGTAAATACCGTTGATCGCAGCGCCGATCTCGGTAATGATAGTCGTGATGTCGCCCGCCATCTCGACTTCTGCGACGGTTGCCTTGCCTGCATTGGCGTTGCTGATAATCTTTACCATTGAAATTCTCCTAACTTCATGCTATTATGTGGTTGAATATATTTTTCTTTGCCGCTGATCGGGATTGCCGTCCTGACAGCGGCGTTTTTCATGCGCGCGCCGCCCTGTCCGCACAGACGGCGAATACCGCCAGCAGGAACAGCGCGAGTACCGTGTAGGCTCCCATCGACAGCTTGTCGAGTTCGGCGTAACCTGTGGCAGACAGTAAGCCCAGAAAACTCAGGCCTGCAGTAATTACGTGAATACGGTTCATACCCTGACCCCCTCTCTGAATCCTGCGGATTGCGTCACCCAGAGATAAAAGGTCAATGTCGGAATGTAAAATGCGCGGTTGTGCGCGTTTTTCTTGAGCCAGCCCAGTCCGAACGGACACGAGCCATGCTCCAGGCACGCTCTCAGGCTCTCGCCTGACATGCCGAGGAATGCCGCGCAATCCTCAATCGGGATTTTGCTGGGGTACTTCTCACAGAGCTGTTCTAGCTCTGCCAACTTAGTCGTGATGATGGTGGGTACGGCCATTTCTGACACCTCCCTCTTTGTTCCTGTGCTTGCCTTTCTTGCGGCGCTCCCGTTCAGCACGGATACCGTCAATGCGGCCAGCGTTGTAGCAGGCAGCCGCGGCGCAGTACCGCGCCCATGTCGGGTCATGGCCTACACCGGTACCGAGGCGAGCCGCAAAGCAATGGTCGAAGATCTCTTTTGCATGGAAAAGCATAAGAGCACCGGTCGTGTTGTAAGCCAGATCGGTGGCTTCCTGAGGAGTAAGCGTTTTCATTGCTCCTGCCTCCTCTTAGATACCCTGACACAGTAGACGGAAAGTTTCACGACCCTTGGGCGTGACGAGCGTCTGCGTGCCGGACCACTTGGTTTTTTCGTTGAAGCACTCCTTGACTTCGAACAGACCGTTGTTCTTCTCGGCGTAGGGCATGATCTTGCCCTTCTGGTCACGGTAGATGTACTTCTTTTCGAGCAGGAACGCGATGAACGGCTTTTCCTTCACACCGAGCTGCTTTGCGGTTTCGCGGAAGTTCGTCAGCGTGTTGCGCTCGACCAGCTCGTCGAAGTAGTCCGCCTTGGGCTGCATGATGGTGTTCTGAACGGTCGCTGCGGAAAGCTGTGCTTCGCGCTCTTCGAGCGTCTTTTTCGCCACCATGAGCGCCTTTGCCATCAGCTCTTCTCCGGTCATGCTTTCCTGTCCGGCAAGGTAGCCGCCGTGCTTGCGGATACTCGGCAGGACCTCGGCAGTCACCCAGTGCTTGAACTTCTTTGCCGTCGGCAGCTTGCTCGACAGGATCAGGCTGTACAGACCGCTTTCGTTGATGATGGTAACAGGCTGCTTGCCGCCGGGGGTTGTCATTTCAACTACCCCTTTGTCTTCGTCATCAATGTGCTTGCGAACCGCCTGTGCGGTATCGGAATAACCGAGAATGTCCGCTACGTCCTTGCCGACAAACCACGGCTCGTTGTTCTGCTCCAGCGTTCGGATCGCGCCGAAGTCGGGATTGGTGAATGTGGTAAGATTGGTATTCATTATTTTGCTCCTTTCATTTTCTCGCGTTTACGCGAGTTATACGCCAAAAAAAATTTCCATGCGTTCTTCTTTGCTTAGTGCCAGAATTTCCGAAATACGGATCGCCTGATTGATGGTGAACGTACCGCCGCCGTCGCCGAGCTTGCGGTAGTAGGTACTCTGGTCAATTCCCAGCGCGTCTGCCATTTTTTCTCCGGTAAAGCCCTTTTCGACGGTTTTCCCTTTCAAGCGGTTTACATCAACGTGCATATCATTCCACCTCCTTTCTTGCGTTTCCGCGAGTCTTTGAATATATATTACTCGCATATACGCAAGTTGTCAAGGATTATTTTCGCGTTTTTGCAAGTTTTTTTTGATAGGTACTTGCATTTTTGCGAGTGGTGTGTTTTAATGAAACCATCAAATATGGCAGGTGATTAAAATGGACGTAGGCGAACGTATTAAATCGCGGCGTAAACAATTAGGACTATCAGCGGAGCAAGTTGCCGCTGCATTAGGTGTTTCTCCCGCCACTGTATACCGATATGAGTCCAACGAAATTATGAACATGAGGATTGATAAACTCGAACCAATCGCAAAAGCTCTGCATACCACTCCCGCATTTCTAATGGGTTGGGACGATAACCCGTCGACCTCTAATAGCGAGACTTTGGATATTGAGCCTCCTTATCTTCGTTTAGCACGAGAAGCGCAAGCCCTTGAATTAGACGACGAAGATATAGACGCTATCATCGCGCTTTATTCTAAACATAAAAATAAAAATCTTTAATTTCCGAGGTAACATATGAATTCTGAAAAGCATAATCTCTATGAACGTGTGGACCGTTTAAGAGGTTCTTTGCATATCCCATTTAACGAACCCATCGACAGTATTACCCTCATTGAAGGTAGCCCGCGCATTGATCTTGAGTATATCCCATTCAAAACACACGGGTTCTGCGGCATTGCAATGGTTGGTGAAAAGATAGATACAATCGCGCTGAACTCGAACCGCGCCTATGAGGAACAAAATTTCGATGGTGCACATGAGCTAATGCACCTTTACCAACATCGCAATATAACCCAGCGTTTTAACTGCTTCAGCATTAAAAAACCCCAGCAAGACAGTTTTCTTGAATGGCAGGCCAACGAGGGTGCAGCACAGTTCTTAGTTCCGTACCAAGACTTTATCCCTCGCTTTCTCGATCTCTATTATTCCGCGCGCTACGATGAGGACCGTGATCTTCGTGACATTCTTGCTGACTTTTACCATGTGACGACTCCTGTTATTCACCATCGTATTGACAGTCTGAACTATGAAATTCATCAATATGAACGGGGCATTCCTCTTTCAGAACTCGAGATCCTCTCAAAAAGACAGCGCAATCAGCGCGGTATCATAGATATTGCTTACAATGCTGGGTGCGATTTTCCCTTTTATTTTGACTCGATTATAGGGTAATCTCTCCGGAATTCTGAATTCAAGCACCAATCTGCAGCTGACGAAATAAAAAACCCCGCGCACTGGTTGAACCGTGAACGGGGATAAGGAGGAAAGCATATGCCAAAAGAAAAACCTATTAAAGATGTTATCCACGCCAAAGATACAGAAATTGCCGTGCTCTCTTATGCGCACTCAGACGATTATATCTCGTTGACGGATATTGCTGCATATAAAAATCCCATCGCTCCTAAGGATGTAGTGAAAAACTGGTTACGTAATCGCTCTACTATCGAGTTTCTGGGACTATGGGAACAACTCAACAACCCTGATTTTAAAGGGGTCGAATTCGACTCCTTTAAAAAACACGCCGGTGAAAACGCATTCACCTTATCGCCGCAGCAGTGGATCAAATCTACCAACGCTATTGGCATGGTATCCAAATCCGGACGTTACGGAGGTGGCACCTTTGCGCATAAAGATATTGCCTTTGAATTTGCCTCTTGGATTTCTCCAGAATTCAAACTCTATATCATCAAAGACTATCAGCGATTAAAAGAAGATGAAAGTCACCGTCTTGCGTTGGATTGGAATGTAAATCGTGTTCTTGCCAAGACTAACTATCGCATTCATACCGATGCCATCAAGGCAAACCTTATTCCGCCTGAGCTCCCCTCGGAACAACAGCGTTTTGTCTATGCTGATGAAGCCGATGTTATCAATGTCGCATTGTTCGGCATGACCGCGAAACAGTGGCGCACTAAAAATCCGGATTTAAAAGGTAATATGCGTGATTATGCAACCATCGAGCAGCTTCTTGTCCTTGTCAATCTTGAAACTATGAACGCGCTCTTGGTAGAACAGGGAAAATCCCAGAATGAACGAGCGCATTTTCTAAATCAACAAGCGATAAAGTTAATGCGTAAATTCAGTCACGATAAGGGCGTACATGATCTGCAGCAGTTAGGTCATACTCCTAATCTTCCTGCAAAATAAAAAATCCCGCCCTGGTGCTGGAACACCAAGACGGGACGGGGTACTGACCAAATTTTCCACGATCCAATCAGTACCCCTATTTTACCATACTTTTTTCCGGTAAGAAAGGGGTTTTATCATTATGCCGAGAAAAAAACCTACACGCAAGGACAAGCGCTGGGAGTACAAGCTGACGCTCGGGCGCGATGTACACGGCAAGCCGCTGCGCAAGTCGTTTTACAGCACGGTCAGCCTGTCGGACGCAAAGCGCAAAGCCGAGGAGTACCGCGTCGCCGCCGAGGTGTCGGCACGCACGGGTGAGGCGTTTGTGCCGTCCACCGGCAACTTTGCCGACTGGGCGCGCAAGTGGCTGCGCACCTACAAGCAGCCGTTCGTTGATGTCAACACCTACGAGCTGACCTATGTCAGTCTGGTCGAGGGGCACCTGATCCCCTATTTCGGGGCGGCGCGGCTGAGCGACATTCGTCCGGCGGACGTACAGGCGTACTTCGCCACAAAGACGGAATGCTCGGAGAGCCGCCTGAAGAAAATGCGGTCGATTTTGAATGCTCTCTTTGAGTGCGCGATCGAGAACGACCTGTGCTGGAAGAACCCAGCGAAGCACAGCACGTTCCGCAGCACAGCGCGCAAGCACGAAAAAAAGGTGCTGACCGATGAGCAGATCGAGCTTGCCAAGGCGTTCACTCGCGACACCATGCCGGAGGTCGCGCTCCTGCTGGAAACCGGTCTGCGGCGTGGTGAGCTGCTCGGGCTGATGTGGGCGGACTTTGACGAGCGGGAGCGGACGCTCAGCGTGCGCCGGTCGATGGCGCTCAAGCACGGCGTTGTGACCGCCAATCCGCCCAAATGGGACAGCTACCGCACGCTGCCGCTGAACAATGAAACCATGCAGCTAATCCACACGCTGCCGCACGACAGCCTGTATCTGTTCCCCAATGCGAATGGCGAGCCGCACAGCCCGAACAGCTGGTCCCAGAAGCTCGGCAGGTGTATGTGCCGCCTGAACGAAGCGCACCCAGAGGTGCCGATCCTGACCGCGCACGAGTTGCGCCACACCTACGGTACTTACCTGCGCCGCCACGGTGCCGACATCTACACCATTCAGAAGCTGCTCGGACATAAGGATATCAACGTCACCGCCGAGATCTACGTCCACAACGAACTCGACACCCTGCGCGAAGCGGTTACCGCGCTGGAGAACCGCGCTGCTGCTGCCAAATAGCAGAACGCCCCTCCGAAAAACCGGTTTCGATGCCGACTCCCGGAGGGGCTGTCTTTTTATTCGGCTGGCTGTGGCGTATCGCCGTCAAAGACTACATGAGCAAAGCGGAAACGCTGCGCAACATCAGGATACTTCTCGTGATCCACTTCGGAGGCGAACATATCATACGGCCGCGCATAGATCTTGAAGTCACCATAGAGCGCCTGATAGATCACCAACGGCTCACCTGTTTCCGTGTGCGTGGCGATGGCGAGCACCTGATACAGTTTGTTCTTGAAATGCAGATATTTTTCACCGACCAGAATTTTTCTTGCATCCATCAATATCTTCTCCAATCTTTTGCAATTATTATAGCATATCGGCAGAAAATTTTCCAATGGAGAGGCACCTGTTCCAAGCTGTTTTTGATAGCAGAGAACGTGGTCGTAATAATTCCTTTTGTCGTCAAAGTGTCGTCAAAGTGTCGTCAGTTAAAAACTAGAACAACACAGATAAAGAAAAAGTGCTGAAATTCAACGATTTCAGCACAATTCTTGGTGCGGATGGGGGGACTTGAACCCCCACGTCCTTGCGAACACTAGCACCTGAAGCTAGCGCGTCTGCCATTCCGCCACATCCGCATATTTGGTTGTTGAAAGAAGGTGGTGCGAGTGACGGGACTTGAACCCGTACGTCGATCGACACACGCCCCTCAAACGTGCCTGTCTACCAGTTCCAGCACACTCGCATTCTGTTCTCATCGAGTCGCCTCACTGTCAGCGACAAGAATTATTATATCCATGTGGACGCCAAATGTCAACACCTTTTTTCAAATTTTTTTAAAAAATTTCAAAACGCGAAAAACAGACGATTTCTCTGACACGCGAAACAGTTTGTGTGTTACAATAGAAGCAGTCAGAAAACTCACAGCGAAAAAGGAGGAAGACTTCAGTGCTTTCTAAAAAAAGTAAGGCAATCGGTTTTATCATCATGTCCGCATTCGGTTTTGCGATGATGGCGGCATTCGTGCGTCTGGCGGGTGATCTGCCGTTCACGCAGAAAACATTTTTCCGCAATCTGGTCGCGGTGGCAGTGGCCGCCGTGGTGCTGTGCCGCGAAAAGGTTGGTTTTAAGTGGGAAAAGGGCAACCTGCCGCTGCTGATCATACGCGCAACCTGCGGCACACTCGGCATTTTCTGCAATTACTACGCTATTGACCATCTCGTACTGGCAGATGCAAACATTCTTAATAAAATGTCGCCGTTCTTCGCTATCATCTTCTCGCTCATTCTGCTGAAGGAGCGGGCCAGCGTATTCCAGTACGCGGCGGTGCTTGCGGCATTCGGCAGCAGCATGCTGATTATCAAGCCGGGTTTTTCCTCGGCAACCTTCCCGGCAATTATCGGCCTGCTGGGCGGCATGGGTGCAGGCGCGGCCTACACCTGTGTGCGCGCACTCAGCCGGAAAGGCGAAAAGAGCGCCCGCATCGTGTTCTTCTTCTCGATGTTCTCCACGCTGGTATGCGTACCGGCTATGATCACGGACTACCACCCAATGACATGGGGACAGTTCTTCTGCCTGATCGGCGCAGGTGCGTCAGCCGCGCTCGGACAGTTCGGCGTAACGCTCGCGTACGCCAACGCACCGGCCAAAGAGATTTCGGTGTTCGACTACACGCAGGTCATCTTCTCGGCTGTCCTCGGCTTTTTCCTGTTCGGCCAGCTGCCGGACGGCTGGAGCGTCCTCGGCTATCTGCTGATCTGCGGCATTTCGGTCGCGGTGTTCTTCTACAACCGCAATCTGGAGCGCAAGGGACAGTAATATGATCGAGTACGAACTGGTTCGCTCCAAACGCAAGACGCTTGCTGTGCAGGTGACGCGCGAGGGACGTGTGATCGTTCGTGCGCCGCTGCGGCTGGCAAAATACCGTATTGAACGGTTTGTCGCGGAGCATACGGACTGGATAGCCCGCGCACTTGCCGATCAGCAGTCCCGCCGTGCGGCACATCCGGAGCCGGATGAGGCCAAGCAGGCTGAGCTTATCCGCCGAGCGAAAATAGAGCTGCCGCCCAAGGTACAGCATTACGCAAAACTGATGAACCTGTACCCGACCGGACTGAAGATCACCTCAGCGAGAACACGGTTCGGCTCGTGCAGCGGCAAAAACAGTATTTGCTTCTCATGGCGGCTGATGGACTATCCCGAACCCGCTATCGACTATGTGGTGGTGCATGAACTGGCGCACATTGCACATAAAAACCATGGACCGCAGTTCTGGGCACTGGTGGAGCGCTATTTACCCGATTATCGTGCGCGGCGTGCCATGCTGCGCGAATGAGAACAGGAAACGAGTATGAATATGACGAATCAATACAAAATTCTGGCATTGGATTTAGACGGAACGCTGCTGGATGCGCAGAGCCGCATTACGCCGGAGAACGCCCGCGCGGTACGCATGGCGCAGCAGGCGGGCGTGCAGATCGTGCTGTGCACCGGACGCAACGTGCGCGAGGTGCGCCGCTTCAGCGAACAGCTGGAAGCCGCACCGGACTGGCTCGTCACCGCAAACGGCGCGGCAGTGCAGCATCCGGACGACAGGGAACCGGCGTTTTTCGACGGCCTGAGCACAGAAATGGTGGACATCATCCTGAACGAGTGCACTGCCATTGACACCGACCCATGCCTGTATACCACGCAGGATTTGTACTATGGACATGCCTTTCGGCATTTCCTCGAAAACCTGCAGCGGCGCGGACGGGTCGTGATGGATGAGGCCGACGAGGGTTATCACTTTGTTGGGGACAAGAATGCGTGGCGCGCTGTGCTCGCAGACGAGCCGCGCCCGTTCACCAAGGCGATTCTTTATCACGATGACCCGAATGCAATCGCGCCGCTGACGGCTGCGCTCGATAAATACGGCATTTTCGAGCTCGCGCCGTCCGTCATGTACGGCGGAGAGCTGCGCAACGTCGAGGTCAACCGCGTGGGTGTGCACAAGGGACACGGACTGGAATGGCTGGCGCATCACCTCGGCTGCACGCTGGCCAACGTCATCGCCATCGGTGACAGCGAAAACGATCTGACCATGCTGCAGATGGCGGGACTGGGCGTCGCCATGGCAAACAGCGAGCCGTGCATCCGCGAAGCAGCGGACGTTATCACCGGCAGCAATACGGAAAACGGCGTCGCACAGGCGATTTACCGACATATTCTGGGGGATGAACGATGAAAAAAGTAGTGGCAATCGGTGAACTGCTCATTGATTTCGTGCCGCAGCAGCGCGGCTGTGCACTTGATGAGGTCGTGCAGTTTGAGCGTGTCGCGGGCGGTGCGCCGGCCAATGTGGCAACCGCAGTGGCGCGTCTCGGCGGCAGAGCGCAGATGATTTCGCAGGTGGGAGAGGACGCATTCGGTACGCACATTCTCAAAACGCTGCACGCAAACGGCGTGAACATCTCAACGGTGTTCCGCACCGGACGGGCGAATACCGCGCTGGCGTTTGTTTCACTTGATAAGAACGGCAACCGCGAGTTTTCCTTCTACCGCAATCCCTCGGCAGACCTGTTTCTCGATGAAGCACAGATCACGCCGGATATTTTCGCGGACTGTGCCGTGCTGCACTTCTGCTCGGTCGATCTGGTAGATGCACCTGTCAAGCAGGCACATCGCAAGGCCATCCGGCTGGCAAAGGACGCAGGCGCGTTCCTCTCGTTTGACCCTAACGTGCGTCTGCCGCTGTGGGGCAGCCCGGAAAGCTGTCAGGCAGCGATTCGTGAGTTTCTGCCGTATGCAGACCTCGTGAAGCTGTCGGATGATGAAGTTGAATTCTGCACCGGCTGCAAAACCGAGAGGGAAGCGGCAGAGCTTCTGTTTTCGCAGGGCTGCAGGCTGCTGCTCGTGACACGCGGCGCGGGCGGCGCGGCAGTCTATACGCCGAACGCGAGCGCCGAAACCAAAGCGCTGCCGGTGACGGTCGCGGATACCACCGGAGCGGGCGATTCGTTCATCGGGTCGTTCCTGTATCAGCTTACCCGCGACGGTGTGACAGCGGAAACGCTCGCAGACATCCCGCAGAAGAAACTTGCGGATTATCTGACATTTTCGTCCGAATGTTCGGCGTATACCGTGCAGCATAAGGGCGCGGTTATGCCAACGGAAGAAGAATTGAGAATGAAAAATGGATAATGGAGAATTGAGGTTGCGCGCAAAGCGCGTTATTTAATTACCGCCCTGTGGGCGGACACCTTCATTTTCCATTCTCCATTCTCAATTCTCAATTTTCCATTAACCTGCCACTAAAATTTATTGCACAATGTGTGCGAACGTGGTATAATTTTGAGGTTATAAAGAAATGATAACGATTCTTGGCATCGACCCGGGCTACGGCACGATTGGCTATGGCGTGGTGCGGTTCGATAATATGAAATTTACGCCGGTGCAGTACGGTGCGGCAAAAACCGCTCCCGGAACACCGATGCACCTGCGCTTATGTGAGATTTACGATGATATCTGTACGCTGGTGGACACATTTCACCCGGACGAGGTGGCAATCGAGGAGCTTTTCTTCTCGAAAAACGTCACAACCGGCATTCAGGTTGCGCAGGCGCGCGGTGTAATTCTGCTGGCGCTGGCACAGAAGGGACTGCATCCGGTATCCTATACACCGAATCAGGTGAAGCTGTCCGTTGTCGGCTACGGCGGCGCGGAGAAAAAACAGGTGATGGAAATGACGAAAAGCATTCTCCATCTCACCAAGCTGCCGCGTCCGGACGATGCCGCGGATGCGCTTGCGCTGGCCATCTGCCACGGGCATTCCCGGCAGGCCATGCGCTATGAAGGCTTATTATGAGGTTTAAATAGATGTTTTATTATGTAGACGGCACGGTTTCCGTGCTCCAGCAGGGTCTTGCGGTGATCGACTGCGGCGGTGTAGGCTATGCCTGTCACACTTCGCAGAACACCATCGGCAAGCTGAAAACCGGCGAAAAAGCGCGTCTGCTGACCTGGCTCAATGTCCGTGAGGGCGTGTTTGAGCTGTATGGCTTTATCGACGAGGAGGAGAAGTCCTGCTTCCTGATGCTGACCAGCGTTAACGGTGTTGGCCCGAAGGCGGCGCTGTCCATCCTGTCGGTCGCACCGCCGGACAGACTGGCGCTCAGCATTATCACCGGTGATGAAAAAATGCTCATGCAGGCGCCGGGCATCGGCAAGAAGATCGCACAGCGCATTGTACTCGAGCTGCGCGACAAGATGAGCAAGGAGCAGCTCGAGACCGCATCTGCAGCGTCTCCGGTGGCGGCAGCTGCCGTTTCCGGCGGTGTCAACCACACGCAGGAGGCAGTTGCGGCGCTTATGGTGCTCGGCTATACGCAGGCAGAGGCGCTGCACGCGATGGAGGGTCTGGATGCTGCCGGCATGGAGGCGGACGAGATCATCCGTCAGTGCTTGAAAAAGCTGGTCAAGTCCTGATTCTGGACGATAAAAGCCTGATCAAGTAGGGGAGTGTACCTTTGAGTATTGAATTTTCCGGCGGCATGACGGATGATGAGCGCATCATCTCCACCCGCCAGCTCAGCGAGGACGAGACCGAGAATTCGCTCCGTCCGAAATCCATGGCGGACTATATCGGTCAGAAAAAAGCCAAGGAAAACCTGAGCATTTACATACAGGCCGCGAAAATGCGCGGTGAATCGCTCGACCATACGCTGCTGTACGGTCCGCCGGGTCTGGGCAAGACCACGCTCGCGGGCATCATTGCCGCAGAAATGGGCGTGAATATCCGTGTTACGAGCGGTCCGGCGATCGAAAAAGCGGGAGATTTGGCGGCTTTATTGACAAATCTCTCAGAGAATGATATTTTGTTTATTGACGAGATCCATCGCCTCGACCGTGCGGTAGAGGAGATTCTCTATCCCGCGATGGAGGACTATGCACTCGATATCATCATTGGCAAGGGGCCTTCGGCGCGCTCGATCCGTATCGACCTGCCGAAATTTACGCTCATCGGCGCGACTACACGTGCCGGTCAGATGACCAGTCCGTTGCGGGACCGTTTCGGCGTCATGCTCCGCCTGGAGCTGTATTCGCCGGAGGAGCTGTGTGGTATTGTTGAACGCTCGGCAGGCATTCTTAATGTACCGTGCGAGCACGAGGGCGCATTCGAGATTGCGCGCCGCAGCCGCGGTACGCCGCGAATCGCCAATCGGCTTCTGCGCCGCGTGCGAGACTTTGCACAGGTAATCGGCACCGGTACGATTGACAGAAAAAGTGCCGACATTGCGCTTCGTGCACTCGAGATTGATGAGTTAGGTCTGGATAATGTAGACCGCAGGATGCTCAAAAGCATCATCCAGAACTACGGCGGCGGTCCGGTCGGACTGGATACGCTGGCCGCGACCATCGGCGAAGAAGCGATCACCTTGGAAGATGTTTATGAGCCGTATCTCATGCAGATCGGCTTTCTCAGCCGCACGCCGCGCGGACGCTGCGTGACGCTGCAGGCTTACCGTCATTTGAATCTGGAACCGGCGGACGGACAGCAAATGCTGTAATGCAATCGTTTCCCCGCCTTTATCATACAAGAAAGTTAGGTGTTTCATTTGGGTAGATATTTTGGAACAGACGGCGTTCGCGGTGTTGCGAACTCGGAACTTGATGCACTGCTGGCGTTCAAGATCGGCGCGGCAGCGGCATACGCACTTACGCAGGAGTCTGCACACGGCCGCAAGGCGAAGCTGCTGATCGGCAAGGACACCCGCGTATCCTCGGATATGCTGGAGAACGCGCTCGTCGCGGGCATCTGCTCGGTTGGCGCGGATGTAGAGCTGCTCGGCGTTATCCCGACGCCGGCGGTCGCTTTCCTCACCATCAAGCACAAGGCAGATGCGGGTATTGTCATTTCCGCAAGCCACAACTCCTTTGAGTACAACGGCATCAAGATTTTTGCGGGCAACGGCTACAAGCTGCCGGACGAAACCGAGGCAAGAATTGAGGACCTGATCGACGATTTCGAGTCTATTCCGAAGATGACCCACGAGAAGATCGGCCGTGTACTCAAAAGCGAGATCGACCCGGTAGTCGAGTACACCGACCACCTTGCAGATACCATCAAGGGCGACCTGTCCGGTCTGCGCGTGGCGGTGGACTGTGCAAACGGTTCCTCCTCCACAACGGTGGAGCGTCTTATGCGTCTGGTCGAGTGCAAGGCGGAAATCCGCTTCTATGAGCCGGACGGCATCAATATCAACGATAACTGCGGCTCCACCCATCTCGGTCAGCTGAAGGAGCGCGTCCGCTCGGGCAATTTTGATCTTGGCGTTGCCTTTGACGGTGATGCGGATCGCTGCCTGATCGTAGACGAGACCGGCGAGGAGCTGGACGGCGACCGCATTATGGCAGTCTGCGCGGCGCACATGAAGAAGGAAGGCAAGCTGCGCGGCGGTGCATTTGTTGCCACCATTTTGTCCAACATGGGTCTGCACGCCTACGCCGATAAGAACGGCATGAAGATCGAGTGCTCCAATGTAGGTGACCGCTATGTGCTCGAAATGATGCTCAAGAAGGGCTATATTCTGGGCGGCGAGCAGTCCGGACACGTTATTTTTCTTGAGTATGCGTCCACCGGTGACGGTGAGCTGACTGCACTGCAGTTTATGTCTATCCTCAAGGCGAGCGGCAAGAAGTGCTCGGAGATCGCGGCTGAGGTTGAGCCGTGGCCGCAGCTGATGATCAATGTCAAGGTGCCGAACGATAAGAAGGCTACCCTGCAGCAGCTGCCCGAGGTCAAGGCGGCTATCGATGCGGCTTCCGCAGAGCTGGGCAATAACGGCCGAATCCTGGTTCGCCCGTCCGGTACGGAGGCGCTCGTGCGCGTCATGGTAGAGGGCACGAACAGCGAGCAGGTAGATACTTTGGCAAAAAAGGTTGCCAAAGTCATCGAGTCTGTTGTATAATGTAAAAGAGCCAACGGGAGTGGGTGTGGTTTGCACACCCACTTTCTGCATTCTGAACAGGGAGGTGGGAGCATTTGCGCACAATTCCATAACATGCTAAGCGCCAGAACTGCGGTGCAGCCGGTATCGCAGTTGACGAGGAAAGGGTTAATCGAAAGTATTCGGCGGGTGCCCTTCGGTCACAAGTGGGTTGATCGTCAGCAGGCTGTTAAAACATACGGGCGACCGTATCGACAGAGCAGTTATGCGTAACGCACTATTTTTATACCCTTTTTTAGGGCTCTACCGCACAATTTGTCTGCGGCACTTTGAGAATCGTTTACGCTCTTCAGAACGCAAAATCTTTCGCAAACTGCTCTTGCCAAATTGCCCGGTAGCACCAATTTCTTATTACACAAGTACCACCGCATATATTGAGGTAAGGCAATACGGAATAATTAAACAAGAGCGATTTGTGAGAGAGTTTTGCGGACCGACAAGGCGCGACCGGAGTTCGCGCAAGAAGCCGCAGCTTTCATTGTTCCGTGCTGCCTGAGGCTCATACTGAAATGTTGCGGAAGATATGTTATATTTACCGTTGCAAAGGAGTATTATTTTTATGTGTGGAATCGTTGGATTCACCGGACGCGAGAACGCGCTTCCGATTCTCATCAAGGGTCTGTACAGTCTGGAATACCGTGGCTATGACTCTGCTGGTGTGGCTGCCTTCACGAAGGACGGTCTGCGCGTTGTCAAGGCGCGCGGCCGCATTGCAAACCTTGAGGAGAAGATCAAGGAGGAAGGCGGCGACATGTACTGCACCTGCGGTATCGGCCACACCCGCTGGGCAACGCACGGCGAGCCGTCCGACCGCAACTCGCATCCGCATCTGGGCGGCAAGGGCAAGGTAGCAGTTGTACACAACGGCATTATCGAGAACTACAAGGAGCTGCGTGAGCGTCTGGAGGCACACGGCTACGAGTTTAAGTCCGAGACCGATACGGAGACTGTCGCGCACCTCGTGGACTATCTGCACACCGGCAAGCAGGAGGATCTGGCAAAGACCGTTCTGCAGGCCGTGCAGCGTCTGCGCGGCTCTTACGCACTGGGCGTAGTCTCGATGGATAACACGCAGGAGATCGTTGCTGCACGCCGCGGCAACCCGCTGGTTATCGGTATCGGTGAGGGCGAGAACATGATCGCATCCGATATTACCGCTATTATCAATCGCACCAAGCGTTACATTATTCTGGATGATAACGAGGTTGCAATCGTTCGCCCGGACAGCGTAGTTGTCATGAACGAGTTCGGCGATACGGTAGAGAAGGAAATCATGACCGTAACGTGGGATATGTCCGCAGCGGAAAAGGGCGGCTACCAGCACTTTATGCTCAAGGAGATCATGGAGCAGCCCAAGGCAGTTGCCGATACGGTTAAGCCGCGCATCAAAAACGATGCGGTTGTATTCGAGGACAACGGTCTGACCGACGAGCGTCTGCGTGAGATCGAGCATATCCATATCATCGGCTGCGGCTCTGCACTGCACGCAGGCATGGTCGGCAAGCGCGTGATTGAGGCAATGTGCCGCATTCGCTGCACGGCAGAGGTTGCCAGTGAGTTCCGTTATGAGAACCCGATCATCGGCAAAAAAGATATGTGCATCGTTATCAGCCAGTCCGGCGAGACGGCGGATACGCTGGCTGCCATGCGTCTGGCCAAGCAGGCAGGTGCGTTCACGATTGCGATCGTAAACGTCGTTTCCTCGACGATTGCGCGCGAAGCAGATGGTGTGCTGTATACCTGGGCCGGCCCGGAGATTTCGGTTGCGACAACCAAGGCATATTCCGCACAGCTGTCCGCTCTGTACCTCATCTCGGTTAAGATCGCGCGTGTGCGCGGCCTGATTTCCATCGGTGACGAGCGTGCGCTGTGCGCTGAGCTGCAGCGTCTGCCGGAGTGCATCGAGCAGACCCTGAAATGCCAGTCGGATATGCAGCGTATCGCAACGCTGTACGCAAACCGCTCGAGCGTGTTCTTCCTTGGCCGCGGGCTGGACTATGCCGCCGCGCTCGAGGCTTCGCTCAAGCTGAAGGAAATTTCCTATATTCATTCGGAGGCGTACGCTGCCGGTGAGCTTAAGCACGGCACCATTTCTCTGATTGAGGAGGGTACTCTGGTTGTTGCTCTGGCAACGCAGCCGGCACTGTTTGAGAAAACAGTCTCCAATATCCGTGAGGTTGTAGCGCGCGGCGCAAGCGTCGTGCTCGTCACCACGGACGATTTCACCGGGGACGAGTCGGTCTGCCAGCACATCGTGCGCCTGCCGAAGTGCCTGTATGAATTTTCCGCTTCGCTTTCGATTATTCCGATGCAGCTTTTGGCATACTATATCGCAGTGGAGCGCAACTGTGATGTTGATAAGCCGCGCAACCTGGCAAAGTCGGTAACTGTAGAGTAAAACGTTAATAATATTGTCATAATTGCATAAAAGAAGAAGCGTGTTTTTGTGTGATATCGGTAAAGATGACAAGCGTTTCTTGACATTTCCAATTCTACCGCGTATAATAGCTATTGACATGAGAAATGATTATCAAATACAGCCATCGAACGGGATTCCCGATGAAAAGCTGTGCCGTCTGGCGCGGCAGGGAGACGGACCCGCGATGGAGAATCTGATCCGTCGTTATACCCGTCTGGTCAAGACTTGTGCGCGGCCCTACTTTCTGGCAGGCGCCGATGCAGAGGATTTGATGCAGGAGGGGATGCTCGGGCTGCTGAATGCCGTCCGGGAGTACGACGAGAGCAAGGGCGCACCCTTTGGAGCGTTTGCACGGTTGTGCATCACGCGGAAGATTTATTCCGCAGTGAAGGCGGCAGCGTCGCTCAAGCACGACCCGCTCAATCAGTCCATGTCAATCGATCGACCTCTGTTTGAAGACCTTGCGGAATCGCGTACCCGGGTAACTGCACCGAATGGTGATCCTGAATCGCTTGTTATCGGCAATGAGGAGAGGGAAGAGCGGAAAAAGAAGCTCTACTCGCTTTTGTCTGAATTTGAGGCACAGGTTTTGACGTTGTTTTTGGACGGCTTATCGTATGAAGAGATGTCCGAAGCGCTGCACAAACCAATCAAATCTGTGGATAATGCCGTCCAGCGCATCAAGCGAAAATCGGCAGCCATTAAACCTATTTAGGCGATAGCAGGCGCAGTGTCTGTACGCATATATTTCAAGTTTCCCGAGGGAACAGTATCAAAGAGAGGTAAAAACCATGTACGAAGACAAGACTTTAGTATGCAAGGAATGCGGTAAGGAGTTCGTGTTCACCGCTGGCGAGCAGGAGTTTTACGCAGAGCGCGGTTTCCAGAACGAGCCGCAGCGCTGCAAGTCCTGCCGCGATGCGCGCAAGAATGCTGCACGCGGTCCGCGTGAGTTCTTCACCGCTACCTGTGCTGCTTGCGGCGGCGAGGCTCGCGTTCCGTTCGAGCCGAAATCTGACCGCCCGGTATATTGCAGCGAGTGCTTCGCAAAGATGCGTGAGCAGTGATACCGTAACGGTAAAAAATCAATAAACGACACGTTAAAAGTGCCAGTAATGACTTCTCATTGCTGGTGCTTTTTTCTTTGCCCAAAAGAAAGGAATCAGCAAGGGAATATATGTGTTCCGAAAAATGATAAAGAAATGAAGAATCGAATCCGCAGGCGATGGGCGGCTTGCGGCAAAAGAAAACCTCTGCTCAAAATGAGCAGAGGGGATCTTTTTGATTTTAAGCAATAATGTCGTATCCCAGAATCAAGCCACGTTTCTGCCGATCGTCAAGGTCAGCAATAGCGGCATCAATACTGGGAAATAAGCAGGGGCAGATATGGCCTTTGCTAAGATTCACGAAGCTGTACATGTTTGTTCCCTTGTGGGGGAGCAGAAGTACGTCCAGCGTTTCGTTGCGCTTGAAAATGCAGAAATGCATAGAGAAGAGCCTCCTTTACTTGGTTTCGTTGATGGTAAGCAGCTCTTCGATCGTCTCTTTCTGCCGGCCAAGAAAGCTGAGATAGAAACTGTCAGAAACGGAAAATGCGATGAATGCTGCGTGCAGCACATGCTTAAAGGCCAAATGACCAGTGTGTTGCGGTTAGCGAAATTAGACTTTAGATATGAACGAAGCATATCGTCAATGGTTACATGTTCTAATTTCATAATAGCCCTTCTTTCTTTAAACGCAACATTTGCTTTGTAATTATTATACCATATTCCAGTGAAAAAGCAAACAATTGTTCGATGCCCGGACTTATGCAGTTTTTGCATTAGCGAAAGGGAAGTGAACTGTGATATACTACAAAATTTGCGTCAGAATCGCTAGTATGGCAGGGGACAAGTAGTTCGGAAAGAACCCTTACTCTTACCCGTATCGTGCCTCATACGCCGTCTACACGTCGCTGTAGCCTATTCCATTTTGCACTTAGCAGGGTTGACATTGGTATGGTATAATGCAGGGTTTGGGCACTTTTTTATTTGTCCGGAGCAAAAATAGTCCTCAAATAAGAAAGGGAAAAGAGGTGAGAAAAAAATGAGCAAAATGGTCTATCTCCCATATGTTCGTTTTGAGCAGGAAGAAGGAGAAGGTCGAGGCTGGCATGGAACAGAGTTCATGCCGGACTGTCTCTATTAGGTTGCAGATGCTTGATACTGCGCAGGTGGAATACCGGAAACTGAGCGAGGTTCATCTGCAGTGTCGTGTAGACGATAATCAGCCTGAGTGATTGGGCAAAAAGAAAACCTCTGCTCATATTGAGCAGAGGAGTGTAGAATGGCATTAAGCCTTTGAATCAGGAAACGCCATATGCATATGTATTTCAATACTATCAAGGTACTGGCATATTGATTTATTGAAATTTTTGTAATCGGCTTCTGTGAATTTGTCATTACGTTCCACGCACACATCAATAAACTGCAATTGATTGTGAAATATTACCTCTATGCGAGCCTTTACAAGTCTGGATGCACCCCGGATGATCAGAGTGTTGCTTTCTTCAAGATTTAAAATATCATCTACACACGATATTTCTGCGCGTTTTGGAGAAGCAAAACCAGCAAGAAGAATTTCGCCATCAATAAGATCCGGATACATACAAAGAGCAGCCTTACAAATATTCATCCAGCCTACGCCGTAAGCTAGTTTCCAACTGGATATAAGCCAAGGCCCCTCAGCTTTTACGCCTAACAAAACCATAGTAACACTCCGTGGAATCACTCCCACATATGTGGGGAAAATTGCTTTGTAATTATTATACCATATTCCAGCGAAAAAGCAAATTTGTTCCATTTATAGGTGGGAGAAAATGCCAACCGTTTCTCGGTATCGGTTGAACGCGGAACGCCAGAACAATGGGGTTTTAACGTGTCATTTGTATGGTTTTTAACGTGTGGAATACAAGCAGTGATATTGTAACGCTAAAAAGTCATAAAATGACACGATAAAAAGTGTCGGTAATGAAATCCTCATTACCGGCACTTTTTTATTTGTCCGGAGCAAAAATAGTCCTCAAATAAGAAAGGGAAAAGAGGTGTGAAAAAATGAAAAAAATGGTCTATCTCCCATATGTTCGTTTTGAGCAGGAAGAAGGGGAAGCGGAGGGTATCGGCTGGTACTTTACGCAGTATAATGCCGAAACTGGAGAAGGTCGAGGCTGGCACGGAACAGAGTTCATGCCGGACTGTCTCTTTGAAACGAAATGCGAGGGCGGCGAACCGGAAACAAAGTTCTTTGATGTGAATACCAATGAGCCGATCAAGCAGTGGAGTTGGCCGGAACCGCCGGATGACAATGCGTTCACGAACTATGGCTCGCTGGATGAGTTTGTAGCGAATAATTCGCAGAAGGTGTTCCGTGTTGTTGACCTCCTCAATGAGATCCGCCTGACAAGCTGCCAAGAAGACATGGGATATGCGTTGTACCCTCTATCCACACCAAATTAAAAATAGCCCATCTCGTCGCAAATCTTGACAAAATCCGCAAAAACCGATACAATATAAAGGCTAAAAAGGAATTTCGGCTCCTGCTCTGACGGCGGGAGCCTTTTTGGAGGAAAACCATATGCAACTCACATTATGCTGCCCGACCCTGTTCGGGCTGGAAGGCATCGTTGCGGACGAGCTGCGCTTCGGCGGCAGGCTGACCGACGTGCACGCGGAAAACGGCCGCGTGCTGTTCACCGGTGACGAGAACACGCTCGCATGGGCGAACCTGAACCTGCGGTGCGCCGAGCGCGTGCTCATCCGCATCGGCACATTCAAAGCCAAAACGTTCGATCAGCTGTTCGAGGGCGTAAAAGCACTCCCGTGGGAGCAGTTCATTCCGGCGGACGGCGCATTTCCGGTCAAGGGTCACAGTCTGGACTCAGCTCTGCACTCGATTCCGGACTGCCAGAAGATCATCAAAAAGGCAGTTGTATCGCGCTTGGGCGCAAAGTACGGTCAAACCTGGTTTGACGAGATCGGCGAAAAGTATCAGATTCAGTTCGCCATCATGCACGACGTAGCCGAGCTGTACCTCGATACCTCGGGCGCCGGTCTGCACAAGCGCGGCTACCGCGCCAACAGCAACGCGGCGCCGCTCCGTGAGACGCTGGCGGCGGCTATGGTCAAGCTGGCGCGCTGGCGCGGACGCGACCCGTTCCTCGACCCGTTCTGCGGCTCGGGCACGATTGCGATTGAGGCGGCCATGATCGCGCAGCGCCGTGCGCCCGGTCTGCTGCGCCGCTTTGATGCGGAGAAGTGGAGCTGCTTTGACAGGTCGGTCTGGCAGCAGGCGCGCGAGAGTGCGCTCGACCTTGCCCAGCCGGACGCTAAATTCGATATCGTCGGCAGCGACATCGACCCGGACTGCGTGCAGCTGTCCATCGAGAACGCGCGCAAGGCCGGTGTAGCCAACACGGTGTTTTTCGAGCGCGCGGACGCGACCAAGCGCGATTACAGCAATGCGGGCGTACTGTTTGCCAATCCGCCGTACGGTGAGCGTCTGCTGGACTTGCAGCAGGCGGAAAAGCTGTACGCCGACCTCGGCAGAGCGACGAAAAACAGCCCGATGAAGCAGTATCTGCTCAGCTCGGATCCGCTGTTCGAGCGCTGCTACGGCCGCAAGGCGGATAAGCGCCGCAAGCTGTACAACGGCATGATCAAGTGCGAGCTGCATATGTATTTTAAAGACCCGTCTGCATCGAACAGGGGAGAGAATAAGCACTCCGACCGACCGTCTGCTAAACGGCCGGCAAAACGCTGAGCGCTATAGGGCACTGTTCATAATTTGTTCAGAAAATTTTTGTGAAAATTCCGGATTACCCCCTTGCATATTGCGGCTCCTTGGTGTAAGATAATACTCGAAGTTAGCACTCGGGTAATTTGAGTGCTAACCCCCAACATTGTAAAATCTTATTTTTCATAGGAGGAATCCATTATGAAGCTCAAGCCCCTTTGCGACCGTGTAGTTATCAAGATGGTCGAGGCGGAGGAGACCACCGCAAGCGGCATTATTCTTACCGCATCCGCACAGGAGAAGCCCCAGGTTGCTGAAATCATCGAAGTAGGCCCGGGCGGTGTTGTTGACGGCAAGGAAATCAAGATGGAAGTTCAGAAGGGCCAGAAGGTCATCACCGGCAAGTACACCGGCACCGAGGTTAAGCTGGACGGCGAGAAGTATATCATCGTTCGTCAGAGCGACATTCTGGCAATCGTAGAGTAATTTTCAGGAGGTAATTCATCATGGCTAAGCAGCTTATTTACGGCGAGGACGCGCGCAAGGCTCTGCAGCGCGGTATTGATCAGCTCGCTGATACCGTTAAGGTAACCATCGGTCCGAAGGGCCGCAACGTTGTACTGGATAAGAAGTACGGCGGTCCGCTGATCACCAACGACGGTGTTACCATCGCTAAGGAGATCGAGCTGGACGACGCTTTCGAGAACATGGGCGCACAGCTTGTTAAGGAAGTTGCCACCAAGACCAACGACATCGCAGGCGACGGCACCACCACCGCTACCGTTCTGGCGCAGGCTTTCGTTCGTGAGGGTCTGAAGAACGTAGCAGCAGGTGCAAACCCGATGGTAATGCGCCGCGGTATCTCCAAGGCAGTCAAGGCTGCTGTTGCAGCGATTGCTGAGAACTCCAAGAAGGTTGACGGCACGAACGACATCGCACGTGTAGGCGCTATCTCCTCCGGCTCCGACGAGATCGGCACCCTGATCGCAGAGGCTATGGAGAAGGTTTCCACCGACGGCGTAATCACCGTTGAGGAGTCCAAGACCGCTGAGACCTACTCTGAGGTTGTTGAGGGCATGCAGTTCGACCGCGGTTATATCACCCCGTATATGTGCACCGACACCGAGAAGATGGAAGCAAATCTGGATGACGCTCTGGTGCTGATCACCGATAAGAAGCTGTCCAACATTCAGGAGCTGCTGCCGATCCTCGAGCAGGTCGTTAAGGCCGGCAAGAAGCTGCTGCTTATCGCTGAGGACGTTGAGGGCGAGGCTCTGTCCACCCTGATCGTAAACCGTCTGCGCGGCACCTTCACCTGCGTAGCTGTTAAGGCTCCGGGCTTTGGCGATCGCCGCAAGGATATGCTCCGCGACATCGCAATCCTGACCGGCGGTACCGTAATCTCCGAGGAGGTTGGTATCGAGCTGAAGGACGCTACCATGGATATGCTGGGTTCTGCCCGTCAGATCAAGGTAACCAAGGAGAACACCACCATCGTTGACGGTGCTGGCGACAAGCAGGCTATCGCAAATCGCGTTGCTGAGATCCGCGGTGCAATCGAGCGCACCACCTCTGACTTCGACCGTGAGAAGCTGCAGGAGCGTCTGGCTAAGCTGGCCGGCGGCGTAGCTGTTATCAAGGTTGGCGCTGCCACCGAGACCGAGATGAAGGAGCAGAAGCTCCGCATCGAGGATGCACTGAACGCTACCCGCGCAGCTGTTGAGGAAGGCATCGTAGCAGGCGGCGGCGTAGCTTATGTAAACGCTATCGCAGCGGTTGAGGCTCTGGCTGCAGAGGCAACCGGCGATGAGAAGACCGGTATGCAGATTGTTGCACGCGGTCTGGAAGCACCGATGAAGCAGATCGCTGCCAACGCAGGCATCGAGGGCGCAATCGTTGTTGATAAGGTAAAGCACGCTGACAAGGTTGGCTACGGCTTTGACGCTGCAACCGAGACCTACGGCGACATGATCGCAAACGGCATCGTTGACCCGACCAAGGTAAACCGTTCCGCACTGCAGAATGCAGCATCCGTTGCTTCGATGGTCCTGACCACCGAGAGCCTGATTGCTGATAAGAAGGAGCCGGTTCCGGCTGCTCCGGCAGCTCCGGATATGGGCGGCGGTATGTACTAAGCAGTACCCCAAAACGCTGAAAACACTGGGGATTTCAAGGGTTCAAAGGCAAACTTACCATAAACTTACGACAATCGTCAGTGGAAAAGCATCAGATATGTACAAGGCCGACACCTGCAAAATGCAGGCGTCGGCCTTTTTCCGTTGTCGAAAAATACAGATGCAAATGTGCTTAATGGATTCTTCAAGAGGCTTGAGACTTACCCGGAAATGAAAACAGAGCGCTTCACAGCAGTGAAACGCTCTGTTTTTGTATGAGTATCATCGGATTTGCGTGCGCCGGAGCTTTATGCAGCCATTGCTCAGAAATCCGGATGAAGCAGTTCCGCGGCAGCCGGAGATTATTCGTACAGCGGGAACTTCTCGGTGAGTGCCAGAACGCGTGCGGAAATCTCGTCCTTCTTCTCATCGTAGTGGTAGATGCAGTCTGCAATGCAGTCCGCGATGACCTTCATCTCTTCCACACCCATGCCGCGGGTCGTAGCGGCCGGGGTGCCCAGACGAACGCCGGAGGTGATGAACGGGCTGCGCTTCTCACCCGGAACGGTGTTCTTGTTGGCGGTGATGTGAACCGAATCCAGACGCGCCTCCAGATCTTTGCCGGTGCACTCCTCGTCGGTCAGATCAACGAGCAGCAGGTGATTGTCGGTGCCGCCGGAAACCAGCTTGACACCGCGTGCCTGCAGCTGTGCAGCCATAGCCTTGGCATTCTCGACAATCTTGCGTGCGTACTCCTTGAACTCCGGCTGCAGTGCCTCGCCGAAGCAAACCGCCTTGGACGCGATAACATGCTCGAGCGGACCGCCCTGGGTGCCCGGGAATACAGCGGAGTTAATGCGCTTTGCCAGAACCGCGTTGTTGGTCAGGATTAGGCCGCCGCGCGGACCGCGAAGCGTCTTGTGGGTGGTGGTGGTAACAACGTCAGCATACGGCATCGGGTTCTGGTGCTGACCGCCGGCAACCAGACCGGCAATGTGCGCCATATCGACCATCAGGTAAGCGCCGTAGCCATGTGCGATCTCGGCCATTTTCTCGAAGTCGATGGCACGCGGATACGCGGATGCACCTGCAACGATCAGCTTCGGGCGATGCTTCTTGACAGCCTTCTCAAGCTCAGCGTAGTCGATGAAGCCATCCTCGTTTACGCCGTAGGAAACAAAGTGGTAGTTCTTGCCGGACTGGTTGACCGGAGAGCCGTGGCTCAGGTGACCGCCCTGAGACAGATCCATACCCATAACAGTGTCGCCCAGATCGAGCAGAGCAAAGTAAACCGCAAGGTTGGCCTGTGCACCGGAGTGCGGCTGAACATTCGCATACTTTGCACCGAACAGCTCACATGCGCGCTCGATTGCGATGCGCTCTACCTTGTCAACAAATTCACAGCCGCCGTAGTAGCGCTTGCCGGGAAGACCCTCAGCGTACTTATTGGTCAGCACGCTGCCCATAGCAGCCATAACGCCGGGAGAAACGATATTTTCGCTGGCGATCAGCTCGATATTCTGGCGCTGACGGTGCAGCTCCTCGTTCATCGCACTGCCCAGCTCGGGGTCGATCGACTGGATCATACCGATGGAATCCATCATTTCTTTGTACATTTGAACTACCTCCAAGCTTTAGTAGTATAAAGTTCTCTTTGACTATACCATTGCCCTCATAAAAAAGCAAGTCGATTTTACGAAAAATATAACCAAAGATGAAGGATTGTAAAAAGCCTCCTGCAAAAATAAAAAAGGCAGGTTACCCTGCCTTTGCTCAGATGTTCTGATAGAACAGTCCGTCCCTCGTGCAGTACCACAGCAGCATGCCGTGCCGAATATAGGGCAGACGCACGTCTAATCCCCATTCCGGGTACTGCTTTTTGACGATCATCGTGTCTCCGGTGAGAAATGCCACGAACGAGATATAGTGCTCGCGGTGCATTTCATGCGGTGCGGTGATATACCATTCGCCGTCGCTGTGCTCAATTTGCAGTGCATTTTCCTCGTCCGGTTTGTGCATAACGAGGTTGGTCAATTTTGCACCGCAGCAGGTCACGTCTGCGTCATCGGTCGAGAACAGCAGGTTGCCGCAGGCCGGACAGCGGTAAAACCGCATTTTCTTCATATTGCCGTTAGTCATATCGTTTTCCTCCAGATCGCCTCTCAGCAGGGCTTCGGTGTCCACGCCGAGGGCCTGTGATAACAATGGGAGGAGCGAGATATCGGGAGCACCGCCGCCCGTTTCCCTTAATTAAAGATATTGTTTGGTAAAAAAGAAAGGTCAGTCGATTTTGCCGATGAAGCGGTAGTAGATTTCTACTTCCTGCTCACGGC